CTGGTAAAAAATTATATATTGAAGGAGTATTTCTCCAAGGAAACATTAAAAACCGCAATGGTAGAATGTATCCTATGGAAACTCTTGCCCGTGAGGTAAAAAGATATAATGAAACTTTTGTGAATAAGGGTCGTGCTCTTGGAGAACTTGGTCATCCTGACGGACCAACTGTAAATCTTGATAGAGTTTCTCATAAAATTACTTCTCTCTCAGAAGACGGAAATAATTTTAAAGGAAAAGCACAAATTCTTAATACCCCAATGGGTAAGATTGCATCTTCTCTTCTTGATGAAGGTGTAATGCTCGGAGTTTCTTCTCGTGGTGTTGGTTCACTTAAAACAACTAGTGAAGGTCATAAAGTTGTTGGCGAAGATTTTATGTTAGCAACAGCTGCTGATATTGTGGCAGACCCTTCTGCTCCCGATGCTTTTGTTTCCGGAATTATGGAAGGAAAAGAGTGGGTTTGGGAAGGAGGAATTCTTCGTGAACAACTTGCAGAAACCACTGCAAAGAGAATTAATACATTAGTTGATCAAAGAAGACTTGAAGAGCATAAGTTGAATTTATTCAACGATTTTTTATCAAATCTTTAAATTATAAATAAATATAGATTAATACAAACATATCTAGTCAAATGTCCGTTGGTAACGATTTACAAGAAATGGAAAACGTAGTAACTAAAGGTGCTGCCAAAGCTGATCCGATGCCAAAGATGTCCGGTTCTACTCCCGGACAACCTGCAGTTGAAGATCTTGGTGGACCTACCCCAGAAAATTACAAAGTCGATGACGATTCCGCTAAACTAAAAGAACCAAAAGTTGCAACTGTTAAAGACATTGTTAACAAAGGTGCTGGTAAAGCAGATCCTATGCCTTCAGGAATGAAGGAAGAGGAAGAAGTCGAAGGTGATGTAGTAGCCGAGGAAGAAGAAACTTCAACCGAAGAAGTAGTTGCTGAAGAAGAAACTACTGAGGAAGAAGTTGTAGAAGAAGAAATCATCGAAGATGATACTCCTTCTATCGAAGAGGATATCGAAGCACTTATTGCTGGTGAAGAACTCTCCGAAGAATTCCAAGAAAAAGCACGTACAATTTTTGAAGCAGCCATCAAAACTAAGGTTGCTGAAATGAAAGAAGAGGTACAAAAAGAGTACGAAGTATCTCTGACTGAAGAAGTTGCCAACCTCAAGTCTGAATTAACCGAAAGAGTTGATTCTTATCTTGAGTATGTTGCTCAAGAATGGTTGACCGAAAATCAACTCTCGGTTGAGCAAGGACTTAAAACTGAAATGACCGAATCATTCCTTACTGGAATGAAGAGTCTTTTTGAAGAACATTATGTATCAATCCCTGAAGAGAAATATGATGTACTCAATAGTATGGTAGAAAAACTTGATGAGATGGAAGATAAACTCAACGAGCAAATCAATAAAAATATTGCTTTAAACAAAAGATTGGCTGAGTCGGTTGCAGATGTAATTCTTGCAGATGTATCCGAAGGACTTGCAGTATCTCAAAAGGATAAGCTTGCTTCTCTTGCCGAAAATGTTGAGTTTGATGGTGATCAATCCTATCGTGAAAAACTGGTAACTCTTAGAGAAGCATATTTCTCCTCTAATACCGGTGTTCAAGAGAACAAATCGGAAACAATTTCTGAAGAGACCGAAACAGGTCATCAGGTAGAGACTTCTACTATGATGGAATCGTATCTCCAGACATTGAATAGAGTTTCCAAGAAGTGAAACTTCATTATAACATAGTCAAACTAACTTTTTTAAATAGGTAAAAACAAATGCTGCAAATGCCTTCTCAAGAGGCTCTGCAGGAGAAGTGGGCACCTATCCTCAATCATGAGGGTATGGATTCAATCAAAGATAACCATCGTGCGATGGTTACTGCTCAACTCCTGGAGAACCAAGAACAAATGCTCAAGGAAGAAAGAGAATTTCTTTCTGAGGCCCCAACCAATGCTACTGGTGCAAACATCAGTAATTTCGATCCCGTTCTGATCTCTCTGATCAGACGTTCAATGCCTAACCTGGTTGCATATGACCTGGCTGGCGTACAACCAATGAATGGTCCTACCGGACTTATCTTTGCAATGCGTTCACGTTACACTTCACAGAGTGGAACTGAAGCATTCTTCAACGAGCCAGATTCCGGATTCTCTGCACAGAGAGAAGGTAATGATGCTACTCAAGGACCTTACAGCACTGGTTCTGACGATGATACCGTTGGTTTCGGTACTGCCGGTGCTCAAATTGGAAGCAATCCTGCTGCTCTGAACCCAGAGTCAGATGCAAATCAGGGTGCATACACAGTCGGTCAGGGTATGACCACTGCTAATGCTGAAGGTCTTGGTGAATCTGGTAATGCTTTCAACGAGATGGCATTCTCAATCGAGAAAGTCACCGTTACTGCCATGAGCAGAGCACTGAAAGCAGAGTATTCACTGGAACTGGCACAAGACCTCAAGGCTATTCATGGTCTGAATGCTGAGGCTGAACTCGCAAATATTCTCTCTACTGAGATTCTTGCTGAGATCAACCGTGAAGTCATCAGAACCATCTATAAGTCTGCTGAAGTCGGTGCTACTTTGAATACCGCAACTTCTGGTACTTTCGACCTCGACGTTGACTCTAACGGACGTTGGAGTGTTGAGAAGTTCAAGGGTCTTATTTTCCAAATGGAAAGAGATGCTAACCAGATTGCACAGAGAACTCGTAGAGGAAAGGGCAACATGATCCTCTGCTCTGCAGACGTTGCTTCCGCACTCACCATGGCTGGTGTACTTGATTACACCCCTGCTCTGAATGCAAACCTCAATGTAGATGACACTGGTAACACCTTTGCTGGTGTTCTTGGTGGTAAGTTCCGTGTCTACATCGATCCTTATGCTGCTAACAATGCTGCTAACCAGTATTACGTAGCTGGTTATAAGGGTTCTTCACCTTATGACGCAGGACTCTTCTACTGTCCTTATGTTCCTCTCCAAATGGTTCGTGCCGTTGGTGAGAACACCTTCCAGCCAAAAATCGGGTTCAAGACTCGTTATGGCATGGTCGCTAACCCATTTGCCGAAGGCACCAATACAACCAACACTGGTCGTATTACTGCCAGCAGCAACCGTTACTACAGACGTGTTAAGGTTGCCAACCTTATGTGATCTAAATACCTTCAGTGTGAAGGAAGTGCAAGAGGGTCTTCGGACCCTCTTTTTTTATCTAAATACAAATAAAAACAATGGCAAGTGGATTTCCAAAACAGATAGCAAACAGGAATTTTCTTGCGCCTGTTGGATTTAAATTTACTTTGGCAAAAGAACCCAAGGTTGATTTTTTCTCAAACTCATGTAGAATACCTGAGATTAGTTTGGGAACTGCTGTTCAACCAACATATCTAAAAGATATCGATATCCCTGGAGATAAGTTATCTTATGGTGATTTTTCATTCAAATTTCTTGTGGATGAAAATTTAGAAAATTATATGAAAATTCATAATTGGTTAACCGGATTAGGATATCCAGAAACCACACAACAATATAAAGATTTAACTACTGACATTGATGGTATTAGAGATTCTAAAGAAGCATTTAGTGATGGTAATCTTCATATTTTAAATAGTAACTATAGAAATATTGCTATTGTAAAATTTAGAGATTTATTTCCAGTGTATCTTACACCATTAGAGTTCACCGCAGAAGAAACTGATATAAACTACTTTACAGCAGAGGTCACTTTCAAGTATACTGTGTATAATGTAGTAGCTGCTGACGGTAGAACACCCTTATGAATCTTGAACAAATACAGGAAATGTGGCAGAGAGATTCTGTCATAGATCCTGATAACTTACATGATGAATCACTAAAAGTTCCTCAACTTCATTCAAAATATTACACAATTTACAATACAATATCTCTTCTTCGTGAAAAATCTAGGGATAGTTACAAACGTGTAAAGTTGGAAAGGTATAACTATTATACAGGCAAAGCACCTGCAGAGGTATATGTAGAAGACCCTTTCCCATATAAAGTAAGAGAAAAAGACGCAATACAAAGATATCTTGACGCTGACGATAAATTAACTACAATTGATTTAAAGATTAGGTATTATGATGTAATGCTTAAGTTCTTAGAAGAAGTAATTAAAACTATTTCGAGTAGAACATATCAAATTAAAAATGCAATCGATTGGCATAAATTTCAGGCAGGATTCAACTAGTATGGACTCATTTCCACATCCAGAAGATAATGAACAAAATGAAGATGTCTATAATCAATGGCACATTGAAGTGACAATGGGTATAGAAGAACTTAGAGCAATGTACGGAGTATTTGATTATGCTTATCAAACTTGGCCGGGTGCTCCAAGAAGACCACTCGAAGAACAAGAATATCTAAGGTATATGAAAAATAAATTATTTGCAATGATTCTTGAATATAATTTAGATAATTAAATGTACTACTATTATAATAACAATGCAAAATTTTATCACACATATGATAGTGGTAATTGGGAATATGAAGGAAATAAATTAAAAATTTTAGATTTAGAATACATAATTTATAATATGTTGTCTACAGATAGATTAGAGGTAATAAATCTCAAAGAAATTGCATGGAGACACAAACACAATTTTCCATATGGTGTTGGTAATAATTGTAAATGTTGTGGTGGAAAAGCATTTAGAGAATGTGATCCAACCATTCCCGGAATAATTGCATATAATTGTCCAAATCCATATGATAATAAATATCGAATGCTTGATGGAAGACATAGAATTATGAGACTTTTATTTGAAGGTAAAACTGAATCAAAGTTTTTTGTTTTTGATTTTAATAAAATAAAACATTTTATTCGTGATGCTAATGATTATGAAAAAAGAAAAAATAAATCAAAAAAACTTACAATCATAATAAACAAATAAATAAGTATAGGATTAACCTATATGCATGTCTCATTTGATTATTTCCAAAAAGAACGAGGTATATCTACAGGTAAAAGCAGAACCACACGTCTATTACGAGTTAGCAGATCAATTTACCTTTGATATACCGGGTGCAAAATTTATGCCACAGTATCGTAACAAATACTGGGATG